CGGCTACGCCCGTAACGACGACATTCGCCGCTGCATTGATGGTGACGGTGCCAACCGCCCCTGTAGCCTGAACGCCGGTAACGGCAAGGACTTGATCCGTTTTAACGAATACGGTGCCAACGGCACCCGAAGCCTCAACCCCGGTAACGACCGCAACTGCCGAGGCCGCAACAACTACGGTGCCGATCTGTCCAGTGGCCTGAACGCCCGTGACGGGGATAACTTGGTCGGTAACGACAACAACTGTGCCAACGACACCCGAAGCCTCAACGCCCGTAAGAAGGACATTGGCTACGCCAACAACCGTGACCGACCCAATCTGGCCTGCGGCTTCAACGCCCGTAACGGGGATATTTACGGAGCCCGTGACAACAACAGATCCTACCGCACCCGTTGCAGTAAGATTGCCAACACCTTCGCCCCAACCTTGTTCGCCCCAGCCTACGCCGGAAGCGTTCCAACCGTCGAAGGCGACTATGACGCCTGCCACGGCCCCTGCCTAATTAAATTAGGCGATACGGAGGATTGCGGTTGATGCTGCAGCAGCCGGGAACTGGATAGTGAAGTTGCCCGCCGTCGAGGTTTTATCCCCGCCGAACGCCAGCACCGCCACCGCCTTGTTACTTTGACTGCTGTTGTAGATCAACGCGCCATTTGCCGTAATTGTGGCCGAGTCCCACGTAATGTCGTCAAAATCCAAATACGCCGTCGTGCTGCTTGAAGTCGGTACTTGCGAGATCGTCAACGTCTTACCGCCAGCAGTGTAGTTCGTACCAGACGAAGAAACTTCGTCCGTAGTCGTATATGCCGTAGTAGACGCACTCAACGTAGCAGACGAGGTGTACAAAGCGATCTTGAAGACATCCGCAGCCGTCGAAGCCCGGATTACGCCGGTCCCAAAGTTGTGGATTCCGTCAAGAATCTCAACCTTAAACGACGTTGCCATTGCCTGAGTAATAGCCATCTCAATCTCCTAAATGCTCTATAGCATTCATAAAACCGTTTTCAATCAATATGCGCCGCAGGTTCATCCGCTCGGATTCCTGTGCTTCCTTGAAGTACTGCGCCAGAACACGTTTAAGTTCTGAACGGTTATTAATGCGAAGAAGGCGATCAACAGCACGATCTGCCATCTCGTCTGGCGTAAATCCACGACTGTCCGTGGTAAACACCTTTACCGTACCAAGTTCTAACCCACCTTCAAAACTCATGTGACCGGAATCCTCGCTTGTCCTGAACGGTACGCATCCTGACGATCCAGACCATCGCCCAGACGCTTCAATTGAGCAAGGGCTTCCTGATACTTCTGCTCGTAGTACTGCATCATATCGGCTTCGCCCTTGAGATAAGTGTACGCCTCGCGGAGCGATCCGTAGAGCAACACGGTCTCAAAGTTGTCCCCAAGCCACGATGTTGAATTAGTAACAATAGAAACCGGGTAATAGTAGTAATGCAGTTCGGCCGTGTACGCAACGTCTGGGGTCGGCCCAAGAATCATGCTGGAGTTATTCCAGATAGCGTAGTACTTAGGCTTCCCATACGAGTTGGGTGGTGGATACGCAGCGCGGATGTAGTTCACATCCTTGTTCAACAGGTACTCGTACTCACCCGTAGTCGGGTCAATCACCGCAAGCGAGAACGTCGAGAGCCAATCAGACGGCAGGGAGAAATACTGAAATTGCGCCGTCATCGTACCGGTGACGTTCTTACGAATCGCCGGGATCTGGACTGAGTTATAAATCCGCTCTTCAGCCAACTGCACAAACGTAGGGATATTCGCTACAAAAGACGTTTCCGTGCTTTCGCAGTAATCCTGAATCAACGTTGAGAGTTGACTGTAGTTCACGGAGACCAGCCAGACCGGTACTTGCTGTTGTTCTCAAGATTGATCTGAGACACGAACTTCGTGCCCTTGGTCGCAGCGCCAGCACCCTTCATTTTCATGTGGGTAACGCCCTTGTTGACATCCTTCTCAGGATAGCCATTACGACCCGTCGAATCCGTGTTCGGCCTAATCTTGCCGGGGTTCAGTTCTTTCATGATGCTTACCTCGGGCCAGAAGACTTACGCACCGGGCTGCGCTGGTTCATCACCTTCGCCATATTCCGACCGTACTTCTTCATGTCGCTGTTGGTCTTGCCACCAGCACGCATGTTCTTGACCCGACCCGGACCGTGAGCCTTGCTCGCCGGGAGAGCCGCGTGTTTTTCAAGTTTACTCATAGCCATCTCAATCTCCTAGGTCGTAACGACCGTTACCGTCCCGACTTCACCTGCCGGGGCTAAATCATTTGGGGTTAACCCGGCATCGTCTGCTCTAGCCCCTCCTACGGGAGCCCAGCCCCATTGTATCTGACGACTGCCATTTGCGCCGTCATTACCTACCGCAAAATAACTCGTATCCGGTCGTGGATTCCGCAACGCCTGCGGGTCGTCCACGGGGTACAAACCAAGCGATAATTGAGGCTGATCCGGCTCCCAACACTCCGAACATACCAAGATATTTACGTTCTTGGTCTTGATCACGAGCGACTTTAACTGCTTCAGTTTGTACTGAAACCCGCAGCGGTCGCACATGGCGATAGCGTTTTTGCCACTGGCAAACCTGTTTGGCATTAGTAGCCACCCAAGAAACTCTCACGTGGGACAAAGCGTACTGCGGCTTTCTCACGATCCTCGCCAGAAGCCAAATCCCAAGCCTCGTCATACTGGGCCTTCAAGACCTGAGTACGACCCTCTGCACCCGGAATCTTTAGCGACAGCATATAGGCCAGCCCAGCAACCATGCAGGGCAGGAAGCGGAACGGGATATCCTGACCATTAACGCCTGTACCGGGGTCAAACATACGACGCAGACGGGTGTAGTAAAGAATCCAAGTAGTGCTGTTATCGGGCTTCGGCCAGACCGTAAACTGAGGGTAAACAATTACGTTATCCGCACCCGTCGCGCCCGTGCGGCGATTAATCCAAATCTGGATCGGTCGGCCTGTCGCATTCTTGTTCGGTATTGATACGTAGGTGCTGGATGAAATACGCGAGATATTGATGTCCTGCTGATTGGTACCAGACCCAGTACGGATTACATGGTCAAGCAGGTCTACCGTATCCACCGGCAAATCATAAGTACCGACGTTGTAGGTCAAAGTGTGGGTGCCCTGCTCCAGCGTCCACAAGTTCACGCCACGATTAGCCCAGTCCATCAGAAGCAGGGCAAGACTACGCTTCGACGTACGGAAATCATAACCCGTACGCAATTCAGCCCCACAACGCTCAAAAGCCTCTTCAATAATAGTATTGAGGTCGAGGTTGAAGTCTGTCGTTGCTGTAGTTTTATCGACCATGAATATTATGCTCGTTTACTATTCAAAATTAAGGCCGAAATCAGAAGGTGAGCGATAAGATTTAAGTGCGTCATCACTATAATCTATATTCTTCTCTTTTAAAAAGTTCATTACTGTATTCGGATCAGTAGCACCTTCCCCTACTCTGTTATACCCTTTATTGGCTGCAAGAGTGTACATAGCCGAATTTCTTTGGGCGTCGGTTATTGGGGTGTTTTTTAATTCTTCATATCTAGCGGTTGTGTTTTTATTCCTTTCTAAACGGCTTTCATAATTTTTCAATTCTTCTGGATTTATGTATTCATTGTCGCCAAATTGGACATCTGCAGTGCCATACGCACCATTAGCAAACCGGTTATAGTAGTACGGATTCTTTACCTTGCCAGCATTAGGGTCCACCCACTTAGGGCGAGGTTGCACATCAGGCTGGAGAAGCGGCTGGTTCGCTCCCTCATCAGGAATAAATCTCTGACGACTCATCCAATCAGCGCTGCCCGGCATCGGCATATCGTCTTGTATAGAACGCCCGACATTAAAGTCCGGGTTCAATTTCATGCCCGGAGGTGGGGCGTTGGGGTCTCTATTTCCCCCTTGAACAGCGCGCAACTGGCCGAGCAGTGCAGCAATACCGCCGCCCATACCACCGAAGCCACCCATCATTGGGTTAAAGCCGCCGAAACCGCCTAAGCCGCCCATCATGGGGTTAAAGCCGCCCATACCGCCGAAGCCGCCATAACCGCCCATCATGGGGTTAAAGCCGCCCATACCGCCAAAGCCGCCTAAGCCGCCCATCATGGGGTTAAAGCCGCCCATACCACCGAAGCCGCCATAACCGCCCATCATGGGGTTAAAGCCGCCCATACCACCGAAGCCGCCATAACCGCCCATCATGGGGTTAAAGCCGCCCATACCACCGAAGCCGCCAAAGCCGCTGACATTAAACGGCGCACCATAGGCACCGCCAAAACCACCCATGCTGCCAAAACCGCCTAGTCCGCCACCCATTTTGTTGCCTATCTGGGGCGCAGAGACGGCCGGAGAGGGTTTCGGCTTTAAGCCTTGTTGGGTAGATACGTTGTTCATGTTACTTCTTCAGGCCACGCAGCGTTTGCGCGAGACGGGCACGTTGACCCATCTTGCCCGGAGCCTTTGCGGCTTTAGCAAGTTTAGCGGCGGGAATCTTTTGCCCCGCCTTGACGCCGAGGCTGCTACGTAGCGCACCGGGCTTTTTAATGGCTTCTTTAATCCAGCCGCCTTTCTTCAACACGCCTCGCCCTTTAAGGACATCAGCGCGAGTTACGCGACCATCACCGGTCAAATCAGGAAAATTTTTAGCCATGTCACATACCCCTACGTCTGTACGGCCTTACTTTTTCTTTAACACCCTTGGGCTGCGAGACAAACTGCTTGCCTTGGGCCTTGCCTTTCCTTTTGGCAGCGGTGGTACGGGCATACTCAGAAGGGCTGAGAGCCTTGATCGCAGCCTCTGGTAGATACCTTTCGCCCGTGTCAGAAGATCGTTTACCACTTTTCGTTCTCCACTTCTGCTGCGTCCACGCTTTAAGGGACTGTTGAGGAGCCTTCATCCACGATACCCGCCGCCTTTGGCCTTGTACTGCTTCGCCAGCAACTGAGCCTTTCTTGCGCTCCACTGCCCTGCTGCAGTACCCTGTACGGCCCGGCCCTTGATTGACTCAAAAAGCCGCTTACGCATACCGGGCTTCGTATAATTTCCCGCCTCGTTCACGCGGCTCTCGCCTCCCTTGGCGTAGGTTTTTATCGGTTTCCCAGTCCCAATTACGGGTTTTTCGTCCCCCCGACGTTTTGCTCGGGGGACTTTTTTGGGATTGATATCACCCATGCCTCGGGAGGGCATCATCAGACAAACTTCCCTCTAGTCTTACCGCGCTGAGCAATACCGTCAGCACGACGGGAAGCGGAGGATTTTATTGTACCGCCGTGAGCGTACTTTTTTACATGACCGCCACCGCGCATACCGGCTTCACGCAACCGACGTCGCGCTTCTTCAGTATCAACGTCGGCACCTCGGGCTACACGTTCAACTTCACGTTGACCAAAAAGATTTCCACCAATGAGGCGTTTGATTGGTGAAAAAACGCGATCAGCATAAGAAGAAGTTGGATCATCGTAGCGGCCAGAACCGACTTTAGGACGATATCCTTCAGGCAACTTGGATTTTGGGCGTCCGCGAGCAGTAGTTGACGGACTTTCAACTTCCGTGGTTGTTTCAGTTTTAGTTACACGAGCCGGAGTAGACGATTTCTTTTCGCCCTCTACCTCAGCCGTATACTTTCCCCCCTTCCAAGTAAAAATTTCTTTGTCCGGGTCACGCCCTTCTCGCTTAGCCACAGCACGAGCCGCACGAAAAGCCTCACTAAAACTCATGTCTTTAGTGCCGCCTGAACTGCCAGAAGAGGCATAATCTGTAGGGCCACCTTTAGCATACTTCTTCATTTTGTGTTTCATACAAACTTCCCTCGGGTCTTACCTTTCTTAGCGATGCCGTCACCACGGTGAGAAGATTTCATTACGCCACCGCCACGAGCCGTTAAGATACCTCTGCGCCTTCTCTCAATATCGCGTCGTACCTGCTCATTAAACAGCCTGTCCTGCCTTTGGATCATTTCCCCGGCTTCTCGATCTTTCTTACGTTCTTCTTCAGCCTTACGTTTTTCTTCAGCCATTTTTCTCTTGTACTCCTCAAACATTTTTTTCTGTTCTTGAGGAGAAAGGCTTTCAAAGTAAGACTTAGGCGACACGATACTTTCTTCAACGGCAGATTTATTTAAATCTGATCTATTGCGAAACCGCTTTTCTGGGCCTTTAGAGCCTCGTGCTCGTGCTGCAAGTTGAGCCGCACTTTCGTCCGGCAACATACTACGCGGCACCAAATCGTTCGTATCCCCGCCAGCCTGAAACTTCTTAACTCGCGGCTTAGGCGGTAACGGCAAACGGGGCTTTTTGATAGCAGATGCGCCAAAACGCGGCATCTTCTTCTTAAACATCCCAGCCGTGTATTTAGGGATACGATCCATTTTTAGCACTTCCCGCCCATCATCATCTTGACGATCTTGCCCTTGGTCTTGCCCTTCTTGGCAATACCGTCAGCGCGGCTAGAAGCAGAGCCACCCTTGGAGTAGCCCATACCGCCCATTCGCATGTTCTTCATGCCTTTCATTTCGGCCTCTTCGTGCCGAACCATGGACTTCGGAGCACCCTTCTTTTTCATGAAGGACACTTCTTTACGCATCATCGCCTTTGACTCTTTCATTTCGATTCGCTCCTAATTTGCAAATTAATAAAAGGCTTAGCAGTTCCACGCTCTCAACGATTTGTTGATCCGGCTGTTCGGGTCGTTTGCCGTTTTGGCACTCGTCAGTTTCTTCTTCATGCCTGTCATACGGGCACAGAATGACTTCTTGCGAGGCCCACCTTCCGGTTGAGGACGCTTCAGCCCCGGCTTACCCGGATTGGCACGGTTGTAAGAAGCCCTGCCTTTTGCGTTGAGTCCGCCAGCAGGGTTTTTCCCTTCTTTCCGTTGCCAAGCAGGGGTCTTAGCCATAAATCACCATCGTCGAGATAACGGCTGACGGGACGATGTAAATACTGGTCTGGAAGAGCAGACCCTCACCGGGCAACAGCACGTAGTCCGGCGCAGTGGAACTTGCCTTGGTGTTCACTGCAATCTTGACCGGGCCGCTTGCCCCACCGTCATAGAACGTCACGGTGCCTGCGCCGCTATCTGGCACGATATAGATCGCCTTTACGCGAGAACGGCCAATAACAAGGCTATTTTGATCCAGCAGGTCGCCAGCAGAAGTGGCGACCTTACTAGCAAGGACATCTGTTTGCATACCCATCCTGAGTCTCCTGTAATGAATGAAGGGGGCTTACCGCCCCCCTACGAAATCCTTACGGGACGAGACTGGCGTACAGACCGATGTAAAGCGTGGTGCTACCGATGAGAACCGGGATGCGACCTGCCTGAACCGATACCGTGCCCGACACCGAACCCGTGGTCAGTTTGGTGCTGCCAATCGTGAGCGTGGTGCAAAGCAGGTTGGTGATGACGGCGGAATCGCCAGCGATAGAGCCCTCAAAGCCGTTGTCAGACTTAACCGGGCCAGAAAATGTAGTACGACTCATTGAAAATACCTCACATGCGAGTCAAGCCTGCCAGTCTGCATGTCGTCAGTCGGGGCTGTCTGGCAAGCGGATTTTTCCCGATGACTCTATATACGCCGTGACTTGGGGGGTGTCAACAAGTTGGTTTGACTTTCTCAAATTCTCTTCCCGCGTGATAACTCGCAGGTTCCAAGGCACGTGCAGCCCGGACACGCTTTCGCCATTTAACGGGATGATGTGATCCACGACATATGGCACTTTAGTAATACGGGTCACTGTCATGGCGTCGATGTACAACTGCCGCATCGCCCGTTTTTGCTCCGCAGTAAGCCATTTGGGGGTGGCGTTACGGTGTTTTCTGCGACGGGAGCGAGTAAAAGCGCGATACAAATCTGGATGTTTTTTCTTGTATGCCGTTTTGTGGAACCTACGTTCTTCGGGAGACCTTGCTTTGGCTTTGAGTTTTACTAGTTCTTTATTTTTTTCGTAGTACTCCCGTTTGGCTTCCTTGCCTGCCTCCGACTGGTTGTATTGCCTGAAGTATTCGGCACGGGCAACGTTACCCTTTTCCCATTCAACCTTTAGGCATTCCACACAAGCCCCCTTGGTCTTGCGCGGGGCGACATGACCGTGTTTGCACGGCGCCCCCGTGAAGTAGTACTTGGCACCTTTGGCTTTAGCCTCGGCGCGGGATTTGGGCAGCGTTGAAGTATCCATCTTTACCTCTAGGACTTTGATACAGGTAAAGACTAACTTGGCTAATTTAGAACGTCAAGACAAAAAGAAAGGGGGCCGAAGCCCCCCTTCCAATCAGCGTAATATACTGATTTATCAGGACGAACCCGGCGAACCGAACATACCCAATGGGTCCGACCACCCGAACGAGTAACGCTCGCGGCTCTTATACCGGACGTTCCCGGTGTCGAAGTCCCCGTCCATGGAGTTCTGCAGCGGCGTACGGACAAAGTGCTTCATGCCGTTCGGAACGTCGGTCGTCAAGAACCAAGCGTTCGTGTCCGTCAGGAAGTGGTTGACCGTATATCCGCCCGGAATCGAACCCATCGCCTTGAGGGCGTTGATGTCGTTGTCAGCGGTCGCAACACGGAGTTCCGTGTCGAGGAGACGCTTGGCAGTGAACATCAGCGCCGGGGGCACGATGAGTTTGTTGGGCTTTGCCGCGATCAGCAGCCCACGTTCGTCAGTCCAGCCAGCGATCTGAATGACAGCCGCCTCAAGCGAAGTCTCGTTGAGGTCAGAAGCCGTCAGACGGTTGCTGTTGGAGCCGCCCGAAACAAGCGGGTGATCCGCCGCAAACAACGCCTTGCCGTCACCGCCCACGTAGGACGAGGAGAAGCCGTTGTTCAGGACAGATGCCGCCTTGACCTGCTTCGTGTACGCCATAGCACGAGCGAGCGCCTTCGTATAACGCTTGCTGAGCGAGTCGTACAGGTTGTCTTCAACCGCCTCTTCCGTGATGGAGAAGCCGAGAGCGATGGTCTCGTGGTTGTAACGAGCAGTCCACGCTTCCTGTGCGTTGTCATACGCAATCGCAGCACCTTCGGCCTTCACCGGAGCGGCGCTGAAACCAGAAAGTTTGGTCTCCTCTTCAAAGGAACGCTCGGAGGTCTCAGTCTCGTAGATCTCCTTGTGCTCCTCACCATAGGTCTTGTACTCAAGGCCGAACAGGGCGTTCAAACCCGGAAGGAGTTCCTTGAGCAGTTGTGCACGTGAAATAGCCATGTCTTAGAACTCCCCTATCAAGTGCCGAGTGGGTTGTTGTAAGCGTGACCACCAACGATCAGCGAAACGCTCGTCAGATACGGAGCGTTAAACTTCACGATTACCTCGGGGTAATAGGTGGTACCACTCGATACAAACGCCGTGTCTTCGACGACATCGACGATACGAATCGGCAGCGAACGGGTGGTGGCAACCGAGCCAACTTCCAAACCCTGCTGAGAATCGTTCGTAGTCGTGTTCAACGTGTTGGCAACCAACGCAACGTTAGTACCAATATCGCTGTACACGAAGCCGCTCGTGGTCGAAACCACCAGCGAAGCCGTCACGCCAACAGCCTTGAACAGGGTGTTCGGATCATCCGCCACGTACGCATAAATGTACGTGCCAGACTTCACCGCCGTACCCGAAATCCAAGACTGCGAGTAGGTCGGCTGACCCGTCACAGAGGACACGTAGTTACAGCCCAAGAACACGCCAGCAAAACCGCTAGTCGGCGGCGTTGATGTGGCGGTCGTCACCTTCACGGTGCCGTCAGTGTCAAACTCCAGTGGGTCGCCGTAACCGATGCTTGACGCACCGGAAGCGATACGACGCTGGCGAGTGGCACCGGCAAACACCTGTCCACCGATCAGATTGATCGGCTTCAAGCCATACGGCTTGTCAACAGTAGGATATGCCATTGATCACTCCAAATATAAAAAGTTATTTGCCCTTACCAAACGAGACCGTAGTTTTCCTCTCGGTAAAGAGGGGCATACGCTCATCGTTCAGCCTCATAAAGTTGTTATCTACAGATTGCACCTGAGCCTTGGCCTGCTCTGCGTAATACGCATCGCGTTGAT